AGAAAAAGCAGATTGGATAAATGAAATGGAATTTGAAAGAGAAGTAACTTGGATCAATTTAGTACCCGGTTCAAAGTTTGTATGTTTATCTATCAAAGAAGTTAAGGAGTCCTTAGTATGAAGGAAGCTAGGGGGTAGGATGAAGAAATGCCAACAGTGCGGGAATGAGCCAAAGCGTGATAAAGACAAAAGATTTCTAGAAGCATTCAATCAGTGTATTGATTGTGCAACTTTGAAAGTGTTAAAGAAAACCAAATGCGATAAGTGCGGTAAGTAAAGGACCACCCCATGATGGAAGAAGCGAAGATCGCTAAGGATTTCTGTGAATGGTGGAACGTAGGTTCTTTAAACGATACCGGAACAAGAAAGGCTTGTCGGGAAGATGCGGCTAATGAACTGGCTGAACAACTTCGCGCCTCCTACATTCGCGGACTTCAGAGGGCTGCGGAGATAGGTAATGCAGAAATTGAGCGAAGATATAAAAGACCTCCGATAAATTGCGGTGGGGATGACGATTACGCTGAAAGAGTTGAAGCTATCGAATACGCCTTCGACAACGTCATTAAGCATTTAGTCCAATCAATCCTAGCAGAAGCGAAAGCAGGTAAGGGAGAATGAAGGCTTTCAATTATGCGAGCAAACGGGATGAGATTATAGCTGAATCCATTAATGATGCTCTGGAAAAACTCAGGGACAAAATAAACAAACTTAGAATAAAGTCAGATGAGCTTTGGATGCTTAAACCATTATCAGACACAACGGCGAAGGAAAGGCAAGAGTATTTAAGCATTTCCACGAAAGACAGAATGGAAAAGTCTCAAGAAATTGAAAACGATATTATTTGCTACCAAGGTGCTATTGAGGAAATCCAAGGCGTTTTTTACTTTAGAGCATTAAAGAACAAAAAGCAGTCTCAAATAAAGGAGTGAGGGAGATATGGGAACTTATACCGAAAGTCAGGAAGATTTTGTTAACCGCATGAATCAGATGATTGATGATGGGCTTTATTATTTACAGCAATGGGTAAATGAATCTGAGTAACCCCGCATGAGTGGAGGGAAGATGAAAAGGCTGCTTTGTTTTATTGGTATTCATACTTATTTTAAGGCAATCCAGCCTGGGTTTTATGTATGCGGAAGGTGTAAGAGTGTGTTTTGGAAGCATGGTAAATAAGTTTTCCCTGTCTGTGGCTCTCGTTTCAGAGGGTAGCAGGTACATCGACTCCTGCCGCTCAAGGAATGAGTTATGCCGGGCCTGATGTATTCAGGATAAAGGAAGATGCTAGAGCTATCCCCCGGCAGAGTTAAAGGCTGGCTGTGGCGTTGTAGCCTAAGAACCTGTAATAACAGGCGTTTAAGTACCGAGGGGTGGAGTCATGACCATGAGTAGGGAAACGCTAATCTTGCAGACAAACTGCCAGTCAGCCCAAAGTTAAAGCTGGTGTGAGTTTCGGCGAACGAGGTGAAAGTCCTCCGGTGGCGGGGCCGAGCCAGCTTTTTTGTAAACCTAAACTTAATGGACTGTCAACCTTATTATATATGTTTAAACCGATAATTCTAAAGCCGAGTATATCTTAAAACATATAGAGATGATGGAGAATGGACGGAGAATGGCAATTAAGCAGATTCAGTGATGGTTGGAAAATGACAAAAGTTCATTGGGAAGATATCGAAGTAAGAGATCTTAACTGGTTTGAGAAGATTATTTATTGGCCGAGAATGTATTTTGGAATATTGATCCTCCTCCTTCTCTTCCCTGCTGTGGGGCATGCAAAAGAAGAGTGTAGAAGAGTGTTTAGTCACAACATGCTGATTCCGCAAAGAATCGGAAAGATGACAACGTTTATACACATCCCGCAATATCAAACAGTCTGTGATGAAGTATGAGCAAGCCGAGGGTGAGGAAGGTTAAGGCGTGGATCGTGATAAACGAGTTCACTGGCCCTTTACTGGACAGAATTTATAGAACAAAAGAACATACCGATTGGGTTGCCGGAAATCTTTCTTGGGATTATTGCGAAGGGCATGTAGCTGTCCCCTGCACCATAATCTACGCCATTCCCTCCACCAAGAGGAAGAAAGGAAAGCATGAGCGATAAGGAACCATGAAACTAATCTTGATCGTAATGATGTTAGTGAGTGGGAATGTTTTCGCGGAGGATTGTGAACGCTTCAATTTGCGTGGTTTTCCTGAAGCGAAACAACAATGCCGAATCGCAAACGCATTAGAGAAAATAGCGGAGAAGATGTATGAACCTAAAACAGCGGATTAGAGAGATAGCAACTACGCTTTACGATCAAGCCTGTCCAGTAGATTTTGCCACCGAAGCCACCCTGAAAGCGGTGCGAGAGTGGCATATAAGCCTAAAAGATTGCGAAGGCTTGTATCAATGCGAATTATGCACAGCCATCAATATGATATTGCAAAGTAACGACCTAGGAGAAAGCGTATGAGTCCATTAGAAGAAATTATTCAACCAGTAGGTCATGCTCCGTATTGCAGATGTCAAATATGCTTAGTTCTTCCATCGAGGACTGATGCCAGCAGGGTTGCCCTCTACAAAGCCAGCGGGGGCTCGGAGAGGAAGGAATGACCCTCCCCTGCCCGAAGTTAGAAATTGAAGAAGAAGGCCCTAACCCTTTATTTTGGTCATGGGGCCTGCCTAAATACCAAGGAAACTACAAGTCTTTAGATAAGGTTCTTGAAAGTGATTGATATTCCTGCCAGTGTATATAACAAAGAAAAATACGAGGCGATAGAATATATTATCTCTCAACAACATGAAGCACACGGAATAGATCGACAATCGGTGGGGATAAGTGTTACAGCTGCTTTTCAGTATTTAAGCGTAGCTTTAGAGCATAAAGGCTTAGATTATGTAATAAAAATAATTTCCGCGAAAGAACCAAAAGACACCCGCAATTATAAAACAATCCACTCCAAGAAAAAAATCGGTTAAAAACCCCTTGCGATAACTCAACTCCATATTAAAATTTAATTGCTTAGGAATATTGCGTAAACTCTGAAAACATCAGGGGAATTACCATCATTTATTTAGGCATTATTCCTAAGCAAAATAGTGCAGGTCTTTAGGCCGTATGACATCAAAAGTGTCTGCGGCCTTTTTTTATGCATCCTTCAAGGTTTAAGCCTTATTACAACCTAAAAAGATACCTAAGAAGAAGACTACGAAAGTGGAAATTAGCCCTGTTGTATATGCGATTTGTAAATTTATTACAGAGCTTGAGTATCTTGCCCAGTCTTACGCCCCGGCAATCTTAATAGTTTGTATTTTATTTTTGTTTTTTGATTGGGTGATTATGAGGGTTATGAAGTGAACGGAATCCAAACGAGAAAAGACACCCTATCTAGCAGGCTACGGTTTTTTAACGAGGAAGCGAGCAAATTTAAGGCTATAGCCAAGGCATTTTATCTAGAAGACTTGATTGTATATACAGCAGTCATCTTAGGAGCGCTTATACAGGACTTTGCGATTAAGTTAATTTCCCCTAATCATCCCCAAAGCTTCGGGACAGGGCAGGCTTTACTTGTTTTTGTATTTTTTGGGCTTTTGCTTAGAAAGTTAGTTCAGTGGGAAAGATTAAGGAATGAGTGAGATCGTAAGTTATTACTTAGAAATAATTTATAAAAATTATCATGCCTAAATTAAATAGCATTGAATTAAAGCACAAAAGAAAAATTTTAAATTGGGCCGGTGAGAATTGGTCCAAGATCAAAGAAGCGAATAAAACAAGAATTTGGTGTGCGCTTTTGGCAAAGGAAATGCCGAGCAAAATTGAAGGAAAATTAGAGCATGAGTTCAGTGACCGATTCTTTGAGCTTGCCGAGTCAGAGCTTGAAAGTTACGAAACGCGAATTTTTGGCAAAGCTAAAAACGGATTCCACGCTACAGAAAATTGAAAGGGCTCGCTGTGCAAAGAATCCTAAATATTGGTTATGGGGTGATGGGTATAGGCATGACGGATATGTTTTTACGCTCGACACACATGACCAGGAGAGTCCGATTAAACGGTTACCGAAAAAGGAATATCTTTCGGCCCTGGTGGATTTATGGCTTAACGAACCGCTTCTTTTGGTTCCTAAAAGCCGCCAAATTTTGTGTTCATGGTTATTCAGTGCGCTTTTTCTGTGGGATGCTCAATTTCATTATGGGCGCTATATTTATTTTCAGTCCAAGAAAGAGGACGATGCAGACTATCTTGTTCGAGACCGGGCCGGCTTTATTCTTGAGAATGAGCCGAGGTTTCTTTGGCCGCGCGGCTTTGATTACGCGAAAGACGTTTCCTTCTGCAAGATCCAGTTTGAATCGCAGAAGAGCTACATTGTTGGAATACCGGAAGGCGGAGATCAGATTCGGTCACAAGTTCCATCGGGTTTATTCAGCGACGAAGCTGCATTTCAGCCGGAGTTTCAAGGTGCTGTTGGAGCAGTGCAGGCATGTATTAAGGGCGGCGGGAGATTTACAGCTGTCAGTTCAGCGAATGAAGGTTACTTTTGCGAGCTAGTGCATGAAGGGACTACTTACTAGAAAAACACCGTCCGGCTACATGGTTGCCCGTGTGCATTATACCGCGGATAGTGATAAGGACCCATCCACGCCAAAGGGCCGTGAATGGTTATCAAGAGAGATTAAAGGCTATAAAGGCGGAATGCGTTCACCCGAGTGGCAAAGGGAAATGGAAATAAACTTCAAGGCCGCAGCCGGACGGAAAATATTTGATGGGATTGAAGAACTAGAGGACAAGATTCTGATTAATCCGTTTGATGTTCCTGAATGGTGGCAAATTGGCGGCGGTTACGATTGGGGGAAGAGCAACCCATTTGCATACATTGAGGGGACTGTCGGGCCGGATTCGGAGAAGTACATAACTTATTGTGCGTATGGGTCCGGTTATGAGATCCCGACGCAAGTGCAACTCATAAAACGGTCCCCGTGGGTCTCAAGAGTTGATTTTCGATATGCAGACCCTTCGATATGGACCGAAACGGATGCACAAAAGGACGGAAGTTACACCTCAAAGCAAAAGTTATTTGCTGATGAGGGCATCAGTTTTATCAAGGGGCGTACCGATGACATTTCTGCCGTGGATAGAACCATCGGAATGTTATTCGATATCCGGATTGATGAAAAAGGTGAAGAGATCCGGACACCGAAGGCAGACCCTAGGCTAAAGATATTTAAAACGTGTCTTCCGTTATGGGATGAGATTAAGAACCTTCGATGGGATGATTTTAGTCCTTCCGTTGAGCAGAATCGGGGAAAGAAGGAAACGATCAAGCAGGTAAATAACCACGCGTGGGATGCGTTCAAATACTGGATTTTAAGTTTACCGGATGACCCCGTTCCGGTGTCAGTGCCGAAAAAGAAAAACACGGTAGCTTATTTCGAGGCGCTAGAGAGAACCCAGTACAGAGATAACGATGATTGAAGAAGTAAAAGATGATTTGATTGTTGAAAAGTGGATAAGTAAGTTTAAGTCTTCCGAAAAGCTTATGCGTCAGGAGTTTCTTTTCAAGTATCTAATCGCTAAGAAAAGACTCCGATCTGAACATCTAGTTAGCAATAAAAATACAGATAGGATGAGCCATAAACAGGTGAATCTTGTCTATTCGATTGGAACGGCCCTTAAAAACTCCATTTATTTCAAGTCTCCGAATGTCAATTTAAAGGCCCGTGAAGAACAAAACCATGATTATGTTGAAAACACGGAAGTTAAGGTCAATGACATCCTAAAAGACCTGAAAGTAAAAAGGACCATTGAAAGGTCAATTTGGGACGCTTATTTAGGCGGGTTTGGGTGTGTATATACGGATTATATCTACGATGATAAACCGGCTGGATTTACGATTGATCCCATAACTGGTGAGTCAGTCCCTACTCAGGAAAGAATTGTTTTAGAGAATGATATTTATATCAAAAGACTTCGCCCTGATTTAGTTAGATTTCCACGGGGTTTTGATTTCTATGATTTCCAAGATTCTCCTTGGATCGGATTTGACATTATCATGCCTCTCGAAGAGGCAAAAGAAGTCCCAAACTGGGACCAGGCACAAAGGGACCGATTACAAGGTGAGAAATATAGCAAGATTTCCAAAAACTCAGATATCACGGACGATTCTGAAGAGTTATATGTCTTAATTCACTACTGTTTTATTAAACCTAAGAAAAAAGACGGGAAATATCAGCTTCTTGTTTTTTCTAAGAGCTGCACGAGCCCTCTTCAGCAGGTTGAATACAGCAAAGGGCATGTTGGATACCCTATTAAATTCCTAGTCTTTAATCCCTTAGATGATGATTCTCCTTACCCTAATGGAGATCCTTGGATATGGGAGTCTCAGTTATCTGCTGTAGATCAGTGGTGGAAGGTTTATTTAAACCACGTCAAACGATGTAATCCTAAAACCATATACGATTCAGGGAAAATAACTGATAAGGAAGCTGAAAAACTCAAATCAAATAATGATCTTGAGTGGGTTGGAGTTTCCAATAAAGCAGGGACCCCTATATCCACACTTTTTTACGAGAAAGAACGGGCTCAAGTCAATCAAGATGTTACAAACTTCTTTACTGTTTCAAGGCAGTTACTTTCTGAGCTTGCGCCAAAAAGTGGGTTAACAAGAGGTGCACAGGACGCAAAGCCGGACTCTGCTACTGAAGCAAAGATTATTGCCACTGGCGAGACTATTGACATAGAAGCAAGAATTGATGATGTCCGTGATTTTATCGAGGATATAGTCCTGGATATTGTTGGAATCCTTACACAGATAAACGGCACGATGTCTGTTACAAAGACGGTCGAAGTTCAAGACCCTAATACTGGATTGATGGTTGAGGAAGAAATAGTTCAGGAGGTTGGAAAAGAAGGATTTACATCGAGTGTAATAGTGGATGTCGATGTGGAGTCCATGCAGGCCCAAAATAAAGATGTATTCAGACGCCAGATCATTGACGCACTGGGAATGCTTACAAAATTAGAACCAATCTTAAATAGAGCAGGGAAAACATTAAACGCCCAGTTCTGGATTGAAAAACTTATGGATTCGATGGCAATCCGAAATGCTGACCAAGGGATTATGGACCTCCAGAACGCTCTAGGGATTATGAATACTCCCCAAGGCATACCTCCTGCCCAAGAAGAAGCGGCTATCACTGGAGAACGTGATCCCTTGGCAACTGAATTAGGACTAGCGCAAAGAGTATGATTCCATTTCAGGATATGGTTAAAAAATATGGGAAAAGTAAGGCTGTTGAAATGGCGGTTCATTCTCAAAGAGGCGAAACTGGAGCCCAAAAGGCTAGAAAAGTCAGGTTCGGAACCAACTTAAAACATAAGCTTTGTGAACATGGAATTTGGATTGTTGAGAATTACAAGGTTAGAGCGTGCCATCAGTGTGAAATTGGCCGACAAACTAAATTGAATGATTTTAAGCCTTATTTCAATATTGGTCTTGGTGGATTGGTGGAGTCAAGGTCAGATGAAAAACGTTCTGCTAAAGCATTGGGGTTAGTTGAGGCTGGCTAATGAAAAAATTTGAATATAAGCAAGTAAACATTCGTCTTCAAGTTGAAGCTATTAGAAATAGTAATAACGCAAGGTCTAATGAAGGTGATGAAGTTTTATTTTTTGAGTTTATAAACGAGATGGGAAAAGATGGTTGGCGCTGTCTCAACCCAGAAACAGGAAGCGTTGCATTTTTTGAGCGCGAAAAATAACGAGTTGCGCCAAGCGATGGCGCATACCATAGGATTAATCAAGACTTTTGAGAGGTTATTTCCCGGATTTGAGAACCGGGTGTTAGAAGCATTACAAAAAATTAAGTAAGACTGGCTTCATTCAGCTAATTAGCATCAATCAGGCCGCTAGAGGACTAAAAATCCTTTGGCGGCCTTTTTTATTGACCAACCCTCGAAGCAAGGGAGTCACAGAAAGGGAAAAATCAATGTCTGAGCAAATCGAAACGGAGCAAGGAACAACCCCAGAGGCGGCCACTTCTGAGGACTCTTCATACCGGGAGATACTCGCCGGGGAAGCCAGTACCCCGCAAGCTACTGACGAAGTGCAGCCTGAAGCAGAGGTCCAGCCAGCTCCACAAGATCCAGAGTTCACTTTGCAGGAGGGAAAAAAAGCGAAACTCTCGGAAATTTTGGAATGGCAAAAAGGATACCTTCGCCAACAGGACTACACTAAAAAAACTCAGGAAATCTCTGAGTTCAGGAAATCTTTAGAGGAATCTTTTGGAAGACAACCGCAAATTGATGAAATCAAGGCCCTTGGAAAACTCGTTCAAAGTTATTACCGGGACCCAAAGGCTCAAGAAGTTATCAATGCGATCTTGTCAGGAAATTTTAAACCAGAAGCACCAAGTAACCAGGCTAAAGACTCAAACACTCAAGCTTTAGAGCAGAAAATCGCGACTCTCGAAGAGCAGCTTTCAAAATTCACGCAGTCCATTGAGGAACGTGAAATGCAGAAGCTAAGTGCCGAGTCTCAGAAAACCTGGGAATCCTGGGTGGCAAAAAAGCAACAAGAGAATAAGTCTTTTCAGGTAACTCCGGAAGTAGATCAAGCGATGGGAGTTTTTATTGACGCCATCACTAAAAAACATCCGGATTGGAACGACATGCAAGTTCTCGATGAAGCTTATAAACATGCCACTATTGGAGAACTTGAGACGCAGCTTCGGTCAAAACTTCTCAAGAGCGCGGATAAATCCAAAGAAACCAATCCTCCAAAGATCAATCCCAAGAACCCACAGAAGACTGATAGCGATATGAGCTACAAGGAAATCTTCCTTGGGGCTCAAACATGAGGATGTAGAAAATGGCTTACAACTTAGATGCCATTCTCGCGTCAACCCATGCTCGGATTGAGAAGAAGTTTCAAGACAACCTAAGTCAACAGAATCCAACTTTCTTAAAGTTTGCTGAGAAAGAAGGAAAAGTTCTGGTGAACGGTGGTAAGGAACTTACCTTTCCAGTGATCCTTGATGATGGAAACGCGGGATCTTATTACGGGGATGATCCGCTCAACGTGAGCCGTCCCGCAGGTCTACAGCCGCTAACGTTTAGCTGGAAACAATTCTATTCCACTGTCGTCATTGACGGCTTGGAAGAAGTGATGAACACCGGCCCGGAAGCTGCTGCGGATGTTTTAGAAGGACGCATGAAACAGTCAGAAGTAACGACTGGAAATAAGTTCGAGAACATGCTTTTAGGTGATGGAACTGGGAATAACTCAAAAGACTGGAATGGTCTTCAGAATCTTGTCGCGGATGATCCCACGACAGGATCTATCGGCGGTCTTTCCCGTGTTACCTACGCCCAACTCCGCAACCAGGTTTACTCAACTGCAGTTACCGCATTTAACACGAATCAAGCTGGCCGTAACGCCATGACCCGGTTATATGCTGACTGCACGAAAGGAAACCGTTCTCCGAATTATGCGATTACGACCAAAGCAATCTGGGTTCTTTTCCAGCTTTCTTTAACACAGAACGAACGTTTTGTGATGGAAGGTGCGGATAAGAAACTAGCGAGCGCTGGTTTTAAGAGCATCGTTTTCATGGGAGATTGTCCCGTTGTGTTTTCTGACGGAAGCAACCTGCTTCCTAACCACATGTACATGCTTCGTGTGGCGAAACCAAAAACGGACGGCGGTATCTTCCTCTGCATTTCCAAAGAACGCAACTTCTCGTTAGGTAAGTTCATCGAGCCTGCTGACCAAGATAAGAGAATCGCTAAGGTTCTTACTGCTGGCCAGCTCTGTACCGATGCCCCTTATCTTAACGGGGTCATCACTAACATCACAGGTTAATAGGAGGACACAATGAAGAAATTTTTATTTCTCGTAATTGCGCTTCTCCTTTTGACTCAGAATGCGTGGGCTTTGAATTGCAAGACCTCGCAATCTAATCAAAGTGATGAGTGCTGGACAGTGGTTAAAGTTTCAAATAGCGAAACAACCCCGGTTATTTCCGGAACGGTATTGAGATACGACTTCACATCCTCAACAGGTGCTGATGATTCATCGTTTCAAGTCCGTGTTGCCACAGCCTCGGGTGATGCCTACCTAATTGCTGGTGTTGCTCAAAACACCATCGCAACGGGTGATGAAGGCATGATCTTGGTGCGTGGTAAAGGAAAAGTCCGGCTCGCTGGTGCTATCACGAGTGGCGACAGGTTGTTTGCTTCTTCGACGGCTGGTGCTTTAGGTGGGGGTATTTACGCTGGAAATACGGTAGCAAGCCGTGATCCCAACGTTGCCTTTGCTTTAAAGACTGAGACAGCTGCAGCTACGACTGACGCTTACATCACGGTCATTTAACGAGATGGGGGGTGGCAACACCCCCCATTCTTTATGAACATTGGAAACATAGTTACATCAGGATTAAGAAAAGCGGATTTATCCGTAAAAGATTTTTCATTCCGGTCCCTTGGAATTGATTTCTTAAACGAAATCATACAGGAGCATTGGGAGTATCAGAATTTCGGATTTAAAAAAGGCACTTTTTACCTTCAAACAGCCCAAAACATAGAAGAGTACTCATTAAGCAAATACTGCGCTGGCGTTAAATCAATTTTAAATGGGACTATGCGCGGAAGTGACCCTATTAGAAGAATTTCTTTTAAACCATCCACTGAATTTTTAAAGACTCATCCTTATGAACTATCAAGCGGAGATCCGTATATATTTTGGGACGGAGAATATCGAGGATTTCAAACTCAAGTAAGCGCTTCCAGTCTTATTAAATTCCAGTCTTCTCTTGCGAACATATCTACAGGGACAGTTAACGTCACTTATGGATCAAACAGAGTTGTTTTTAGCTCTGGAGTTATCACGATTGATGTTCTGGGAAGATGGTTCAGGGTTGGAACTGACCAAAGACGGTATCAAATCATAAAAATGGAGTCTTCAACGGTTGCAATATTAGATGCTCCTTATGAGGGCACAAATAATTCAACAGCTTCTTATGTGATAGGAGACGTTCAGCAAAAAGGGATCGTATTAGGGTACTTAAATAATGGATCTTTGTATGAAGAAGAAGTCCAATTAAATGGGGCGACTTCGGTTTCCACCGTTAATTTTTATCAAATGGTTGTCAGGATTTCAAAGTCTGACAAAACAGGAGGTTATGTAACGGCTACTTCAAATAACGGATTAATTACAAATATTACGCTTGATCCAGGAGAGACGGAGGCAGACTTTCAAAGTGTGAAACTTTACCCTATTCCGACAAAGGGGGAGGCGATTAGCTACGAAGCTGGATCAAAGCACCCCTATTTATACAAAAACACAGACTCGCCTTTGCTCCCTTCGCAGTGGCATCCGCTTTTAGCTCTTGATCTTTATATCAAACTTCAGACTGAGTGGAACAAAAAAGAAGTTTCATCTGAGACTTTACGGCGAAGAGACCAGATGTTTCAAAATCTTATCGCTAATGATAACAACACGGACAACTGGACAATCTTACAAGATTCTGACCAGACCGAATTTAGAAGCAATTTACCTAATAACTATCCTTATACCGATGATTACTCCTTCTAAAATTTTTAATTTCGTTTTGGGTTTTGTGTTTGTGGTCTCGACTATGTTTTTTCGAGCTGTTAACCAGGACTTTCAAGGAAACCCGATTGAATACCTCTATAACATTCAGGAATCATTTTTTAGGTATGGGGCATTTGCGGTTTTTGGAATTGGGTGTCTGATGGTTCATAGGCGGCAATTTAAAGACAGGATTTTTCCTATCTTTGTGATTTATGTTCTCTTCACATCTCTCATCATTTCAATGGATCTTTCAGCTAGAAGGTCATTACTTAATATTTTTACAGCTCTTATTTTTTATTACTCGGTAGTGAGTTATTTAGATGCCTCTAAGACTAATCTTTTAATCAATCTCGCCGCTTTGATTTTGATTATAAACGGGATCATGTGTGCTTTTCAGGTGTTTGGTATTGATCCAGTGTTCCAGCATATTAGACCTGATTTGATTCCTAAGTCAGATCCTACTGGGATGATGAAACTTCCGGCTCATTTAGGGACTATCACGGCTATTTTATTTCCACTTGTCGCTTATCTGACTCCTTTATCCATTCCTTTATGTCTTATTTTGATTTGGTTCTCTAAGTCATCCGTTGCAGTGGTATCTGTCGCGTTAACATTCGGATTTCTTATCTATCCAATGTTTAGAAATAAAAAACTTTTCTGGATCTCGTCTCTTTTAGTGCTTGTTTTATCAGGTTTATACGTTTTTCTCTACGACATGCCGACGGGTCAATTTTTAGAACGTCCAAAAGTTTGGTTTTTTGCGTTTTCGCATGTTCTTAAATCCAATCCTTTTATCGGGCTTGGAATTTCCTCATTTGCCAAGACAAATGTAATGACTATTCAAAACAATGGTGAACCGATTCAATGGATTTGGGTTCATAACGAGTTTATCCAAGCTTTTTTTGAGTTTGGAGCGTTTGGAGTGGCCCTAATTTTTATGTGGATCAAAGAAAGGTTCAAAGAGTTTTCAAAGTTTTCTCATAACATGGAATACCGGGCATGGATATCAAGTTTATTCTCAATTTTGTTTTGTTCTTTGATTAATTTTCCGTTTCATTTGGGGCGGTTCTCAGTGGTGATGCTTACAGTAATGGCGGTTAACAAGGTTTTATACGAACACTTTTCAATGTTGAAAAACGAGGAAGTACATGAAGAAAAAGCTGCTTATTATCATCCTTGTCTTAGGAATATTTAACAAAACCGCTGGAAGCTGGCCTACTCCACTCCCAACATCTAATTTTGTCGCTTCTCAGGACGTTCTAGCTACTAGCTCGGACTCTCATGATGTTGGAAAATCTGGAACGAACTGGTTAAACGGATTTTTTAAGAATATCCGGTTTTCAGAGCGTGGTGAAGCCCCATCTACTATTTCAAGTTACGGGACTGTGTATGTCTCGATTGATAATGAGCTTTATTATCAAAACGATGCAGGGACCTCTACGAGAATTTCTGCATCTTCTCCTGGGGATGTTTCAGGGCCGTCTAGTGCAACAGATAACGCTGTTACTAGGTTTGATGGAACTACTGGAAAACTTGTTCAAAACTCACAAGTTATTATTGATGACTCTGGGAATATCACCAGGATCGGATCAGCTAGTTTTGATAACTCCGGGACAATTAAAGCGCCGGCGGCAGCGAGCCAAACTTTAAAAATTCAAGGTTATAACGTAAGCGGTGCGGCTTATACGGACTTAGTTACTGTAACATCTGGAAACTCTCCTTCTTTAGATTTTTCTTCTGTGGTTACTAAAAACGGTGACGTGATTGGAAACGTCTCTGGACCTTCCTCATCTTCTCATAACCAGTTATCACGATTTAGAGGAGCAACTGGGAGAAGTATTGATAATTCTCAAGTAATCATTGACGACTCTGGAAACATGACGCGAGTTCAAAGCGTAAGTTTTGATAATTCCGGGTTAATCAAGGGACCTGCCGCTAGTTCGCAGACAGTTAAATTACAAGGCTATGACGTGGACGGAGGATCTTATACGGATTTAATGACCATGACATCGGGGAATAACCCGTCTCTTGATCTTTCTGTTTCTGTTACAAAAAACGGAAATGTTATTTGTGACACTTCACAAGTTTGTAGTGGATATCAAGCGACTCTTTCAACTGGAAATTTAACAGCTACATCTCCTGTGGCTGTCTCTGCGACTCGTCAAGTGATTGGTGGAGCTGCAGCGATTTCAATTAACAATGACGGAATCGGACCGAACCAAATTGATGAGACTGCTAATTATTTATTTTCAGGGGCATTGATTAACACAGGAACCAATCCAACTGTTAACACTGCCGGGATGATTGCTGAAGATACGACAAGCAATGACATTGTATACGGGTCTTCAGCAAAAGTTCTAACCTCTAAACGTGGAGCTAGTGTAACCGTTCCAGACGTTTCTGCTACTGATGACAACTTTCTATTTTTCATGGCCCCAAGACGGGCAATCACAATTACAGACTTTGCCTGTAGGTATGAGGGAACTGGAACCACAACGGCCCAGTTTAGATTAGAGGACGGTGGTGGAAACGTAATGACTCATGCAACCCCGACTTGCGTTAGTGGTGATACCGCTGCGGCTTTTGTGAGCGTGACAGCAGGAGGGTCACTGGTTAGCGGTGAAGGTCTTAAATTTGATGTCACTAATACTCCTTCTCCAACAACGGATGACTATTCTCTATTAGTTCTATGGGAATACGACAGAGTATGAAGAAATTAATTCTACTAGTTATTTTTACTTTGATTTGTAGCCCGATCTTTGCAGCAAGTACAGATACCTGCTTCGATACTGACTGTAAGTTGATGCTTCCTTTTAACGGATCAGACGGAGCAACTTCGACTACCGATTCAAGTTCTTCAGCGCACACCATTAATTTTGTTAATAACGCTCAGTTAAGTACCACATCTCCTAAATTTGGAACTGCAGCACTTTTTTTGGATGGAACCGATGATGGGGTAAATGCTGCTGATAGTGCAGATTGGTCTAATGGGGCATCAGATGCAACGATTGATTTTTGGGTTAAATACGGCTCATTGACAAGCACAAACAATATTCAAGTTTTCTACCAGCAATGCAATAACACTAGTAATTTTGTGCATTTTTATCACAAGGCTGGAGCAGACGACAGTATTCAATTTACGGCAGCTAGCGGTGGCTCAACTGTCTTCAATATGGAAAGTTCTGCCGGGTCTTTTGTTCCATCGGCTGGAACTTGGTATCACATAGCTAAAAAACGAAGTGGAAGCTCTTGGACATTCTACGTTGATGGAAGTGCTATTTCTGGTGGAACATTTACTGACTCTGATTCCTGGCCTGATATTGCCGCTTCTTTATCGCTTGGTAAATCTGATAGAACAAATTGTAGTTCGGTTATTGATGACCTTAATGGGCGCTTAGACGAGTTTCGATGGGTAAAAGGTACTGCGGTTACTCCTCCATCTGGCGGGCCAGCGGCAGAGTATACGGCTTGCACTACAGCAAGAAGAAGAATTTCTTCAACGGTATTTTAATGGAAAACATCGAAGTTTTAGATTTTTCGGGTGGAATTAATTTAAAGCTCCAAGCTTGGAGACCAGAACTTGCTGAAAAGAAACAGTGCGTTTTGATGCAGAACTTTAGATATCAATACCAAAGCTTAGATTTAATCTTAGGGACCAGGAAATTTCAGTCCTCATCTTTGGGTTCTGGAAAAGTTACCGCGATCATGCCTTATTACAATGACCAGACGGACCAATTTGAGCTTTTATGTTCTTTTGAGGACGGAATTTATAAGAAAAATTTCCAAACTAACGAGTGGTCCATTTTAAAGGGCGGCTTAACTCCTAATAGTATTTTTACATCCACGATTAGAAACGGGGTTATGTATATTGCCTCTGTTTCTGATGGGCTCATGAAATATCTTGGCGGAAATACTATTTATAACGTTGGAGGAGGAATCACAGAGCCAGGAAATTTCCGGGTTATTGTGTACATGAAAGAAATTGACCGGATGTTTGGAATTTCAGATGACGCTATTTTGGGACAGATAACTTGGTGCGATTTAAGCGATCCTGAGACATGGGACGCTGCCAATGTTGACAGAATGAAACTCCAAGATGGGGAAAGAACCGAAGGCGGAGAAGTTCTATATGGAAAACTCATTATATTTAATACTTACTCAATTTGGATCTACTACGTCTCTGGAAACGAAGAAAACTGGAGACTAGAGCAAGCTCCTACCACTGTAGGATGTGTGGCCCCGAATACGATTAAAAAAGTGGGAAATGAAATTTGGTTCTTAGGTCAAGGTGTTGGAAATAAATTTCCACTCGGGATTTATGCCTTTAATGGATCAACTTGCCGGCTTTTGACCGATGATATTACTCCTTATTTAGAGGGAGCAAATAAGAACAATTTAAGAAATGCGTGTGCGGATGTGCACGGAGATCTTTATACCATTTCTTTAGCTATGGGATTTTCAACTACTAATAATATTTCATTGGATTTAGATATTCTTAATCTTAAACCTGAAGGAACCCCGGCTATTTATGGGCCGCATACATTCGGGTTTATATCTTCATGTGTTTTAAACGGGCGTCAAGCAAACAATCAATTCTTGATGGGTGATGAATCGGATGGGTTTGTTTATTACGAGAACGGAAACACACTTAAAAGCTCAAATGGTGTGGATGGATCTTTAATTCCTACTCGGTTTTTATCCAGGGTTCATATGGGCGAACCAGCAAACATGATGTTTCATTTCCCTGAGATTCTAGTCTTCTTCCGTCCAACTGGATATTTTGAGGCAAAACTTAAATATTATCTATCATTTGGAGGGTACGCATTCCCTGGTGTGTTTAATCCATCCATTCAGCAAGACAGTTATTTTGGGGAATATGACATTTATGAGAGTCTTATTTTTGGTGGTCCTGCATTATCAATGCACATTGAGCGTCCTGGGGTAGATGCTAGAGGGTCCAGCATTCAAATAGAGATTGGATGTGAAACTCCAGGGCAGAGGTTATCTATAGAGGGTTATTCGATTGAACCGAGAGAACTTTACAAAGTCCGAAAGGTTGAAAACTATGCGATTTAAATTCATTGCGTTCCTTATCATGTCATTACTATCCATTAATAGCCATTGCTACTCAGCAGTAACCAGCCTTGATAACACATTTGTACAAAATGACATTTATTCATCGGATTTTCATACCCGGTTAAATAGAAACTTTACCCAGGTTCTAATTGGAGGTGTTAATTCGATAAATGCGGCCAACGTAGTGGATGACTCAATCGGGGAAGCTGAGATGGCCGATGAAATCAATCCAAGGATTAGGACTTATGAAGGTGCTGGATGTGAATTTGTATATACAGGGCTATTGCCTAGTACTTCGGCGAGTCTTACGACTAGCACATCATCGGGGACAGCTTATCCAAGAGGATATAGAATTAACAAAGCGAGCTCAACCCCGAATACTTATACCGCCTCAAAATGGACTTACGTTGATATTGATATTAATGGAGATTTTCAATACTCCGAGGTTGCGATTGGAGCAGCAGCCCCGTCCGTAGCAACTAACTCTATCAGGCTCGCCCGTGTCTCAACGGATTCTTCTACGGTTGTTTCGGTTCAAGATTTAAGGACAACCTCCTGCACAAATGGTCCTTTTACAAATATATCAAGTGCGGCTGGTGAGGCTAATCTAAATGATGTTCTATCTAATGGGTCGACCGTCAGACGTTTTTCACCAGCTGGCAGGACTCCTGTAGGACTCGCAAGAGGGGCGTTTGTTTCCTATGACGGATTTACGACATTTAAAGTTACTCCGGGAGTGCTTTATATAAACGGAAAATACAGGTCCGTAAGCTCAGATATCTCGGTTACAACAGGAAATGATGACCCCGCAAACGGGATTTCAGGATTAGATACTGGATCAATCTCTGGATCTACAAAATATTATGTTTACGGTGTTGCGGATCAGGACTCTACAAAGTCATTTTCTGTTACTTATTCAACTAGCACAACAGGCCCTTCTGGGGTAACTAATTACAGGCTTATTGGATCAATTAATACTGATGCGACAAGCCTATTTACTTCAAGGGACACTGTAACCGTTCATGGTATTTTTGATAGGGAATTAATCGGGGCGTACTGCGTTATTAATGCCTCGGCAACAATTTTAGATTCTTACAACGTCTCCGGAACGGTTGATAACGGAGCCGGGGACTGGACTTGCACTGTTGATTCTGATTTTAACAATTCCAACTATGGAGTAGTTGGAACATGTGAAAACGTAGCGGATGCAGGTGAGTTTGTGACATCTTCCGTTGCAGCGGGATCAATTCGCGGAGTTTGTAAATCAAACACAACAAGCACAGCAACCGATAGCGCGAGGGTTAGCATGATAGCCGTAGGAGACGCAAGACGATGATGATTCTAATTTTACTTATTCTTTTATCTTTTAACGCTTACGCAGAGGAAGTTTATCTTGTTGATAAACCGAATAATTCTGTGGCTATTGCTAAATATCTTCCTGGTTCTGAAGATACGTTAGAGGAGTTTTTAAAAGACTCAGGGCTAGGTGGACTTACATATGTAAAGGCTGATGAATCGAGTATCCCTGAAAACCAAGAGGACAGGAAATACTGGATAAGAGAAGGTAATAAAATCGTTATTGATGAAGAAAAGAAGCAACATGATGAAGAAGAAAAAGTTTTAGAAATCTCAGAAGAAGAAGACCTTAGAGAAAAACTAAAAACATTAGGGTTTTCTGATAAACAAATTGAAATCTTGGTGCGTTAATGTGGAATTTTAGACCAGGAATGCAGTCTGAGAGACAATTAGAGGACATGGAAAAGACATTAGGAATTGGAAATTTAAAAGATATTCCTGTTTTAGATTCATTTCCAGATGCAAGTCAGGACAATCCTGAATTTTTAGTGGTATTGAACAGCGGAACACTTTATTTGGTTTTTTTATACGGCGGAAGCCGGTACAGAGTAGCGTTAACATCTTTTTAAGGAGATAGAAATGAATAATACATGGAAGGGAATTTTAACAGGTGGCGCATCGGCTCTAATGTCTAGAAAAAATAAAGGCGGTGGCTATGAATTTGCTCCATATACGGGATACCGTCCTCCGCATGTAGAAAATCTCCGTCCGGTTGAAACAGACACCCAAAATATAATCCGGGACCGGGCTAAAGGGGTTGGAGTTGGCTTTGATCCCCAGATGATGGCCACTCAACAGGCATTGATCCAGTCTGCGCTTCAGAAAAGACAAGCTGATGAAATTAGAGACGCAAGCGGAAGAATTGCCTCAGGGGGACTTTCTGGAAATGTTAGGGCTCAGGAAGCTATCGCTGGAAGAGTCAATAGAGACATTGGAAGGACATTAGGTGATGAAATAGGAAAACTCTCTGCAGCTCATTTAACCCGCGCCAATGATGAGCGGGACACGAATACAGCCCGTTTACAACGTCTTAATGAATTTAATTTTGGACAGGAAAACCGGGTTGCTGATTTTGACCTAAATGCCTACAACGCTGAACAAGGATTTAGGAGAGATGCATTTGGAATCAATGAAGGTGTTAACCAATATAATCAAAATAGATCAGACGACCAATTTAATGACTTAACAGGTCTTGCATTGGCTGGTGCTGATATTTATATGACCTCTAAAGGGGTACCTCCTGGTACCACATCAGCAGCTGCAGAAGCGTTAGCAGGAAAAGGAATTGCTCCACATGGTGGATACGTTAATTTTGCAAGTTTATCTAATGACCCACTCACCAGATCGAGACTACGAAGAAACATAATGAGGTAAATATGGCCAGTAGATTTTCAGCAGCAAGACAATTTTTAGAACAAAAAGCTCAAGATAGACGATCAGAAAATTCAATCGATGCGCTTGTTAAGAGGGCTCAGCTTGGTGAATTAGGCTACGATGTAACGAATAAGCCAACGGCATTTGGGATATTCGGTGGCGGTCAGATGATTACTCAAAGACCTGATTATGTTAGTACGAAGGGTCTTGAACGCAGGAAGCTTGAAACAGAAAATTCGATAAACGATATTAAATTAAAAAGAATGCAGGACGGAAGTAAAGCTTTCGGAAGCGGAGCCATCCCAGAAGGGTTTACCTCTTATTTAGATCCAAATACGGGAGAAGAAAAAATAGTTAAAGATCCGAATTTCATCACACCTTACCAAAAGTCTAGAATGGGGCAAGACTCATTAACCCCAGGACAGCAAATGGCAAAGGTCAAAGCGACAGACAAAATATATGAAACAGTTGAAGCAAATAAAATGAAAAGAAAATCTCTAGCTGATGCCACGAAAGCTTTGCCGAACGTTCCGCAGGGCATTTTGGGAAAGATGGAAGTTGGATGGAAAAAGGCTTTTAAACCAAACGACCCAATGTTGGAAGACTGGCAAAAAATTAAAATCATTGGGACGGATGCTCAATTATTAAATACGGCAAAAACAAAGGGCGCTATCTCTGATAGAGAAATGGCCCTATTTGCTCAGGCGGCGGCTAATGACGATATTCTAAGCGTTCCTCGATTAAAGCCTGTACTCGAAAGGATTTCAAAAGCACTAGATGCAGAAGAGTCCGGCATGTTTGGGGCCTATGAAAGGAATTACGGCGAAGATCCTAGACAGTGGTTTGGACAAGTGCAAAACAACCAACCAAAAGTTAAATACCAAGTGGTTGCTGTTGAATAGAAACTCATCAAATATAGGAAATCGGTGATTGAGTGATTAGAATCTCGGCCAATTTGGAGTGCAGAAATAATAAAAACAAATGATGAATAGAAAGAAATGAAATAAAAGCTTATATGCAAATACTTTCACCGATAGACGATAACGGTCATTTATGGTCATTATTAATGAAATATTTGTCAGAAAAAATCCTAGAACCACTGAAATATTTGTACCATGTCGCAATATATCCAATAATCCTAATGGGGGCTTCGGTTGGATATTTGAAAGCATATTTAAAATCAAACGAAATATGGGCGTATATATTATTAATATTGTGCCTATACTTTTTATTCTCTCAAGCCATAAGTCTAATTTCTGATGTTGTGTCATCTAGAATAATTTATCGACTTCAAGAGGACTAACTTAATATGCCAACGTATAAAGTAAAAGGACCAGATGGAAGAACAGTTACATTAAGAGGCGAAACACCTCCGACTGAAGATGATCTTGACGAGATTTTTGCAAATCTTCCTCCTATTGAAAAAACTCAACAAGTAGAAATTCCAGCCTATGGCGGATCTAAAGCTTTCAAAAAATTTGGAGTGGCTGGACCAACAGGATATTTCTCCGAGCCAGGTTCAGAAGATATTTTACCTGCTATGGGGCAAGCGATAGGTGGAAGTATTCCTGGGATAAATACATTCGGTAGTTCTGTGGCTGGTTCTATGTCCGGTGAGGCTGGCCGTCAATCTATTAAGGCTTTACGGAGAGGAAAAATACCTATAAACCCTATCATGGAAAATGCTGGTAGTGTTTTTGGTGAGGGTGTCAGGACCGGGATCGTTGAAGGTGTTTTTAGAACACCTGGTATGTTGATTGGGAAAATCCCAGGCGCAGCAAATCGCATGATGCTTTCCGTTTTAAAACCTTCCAGAGATGTAATCAAAAAAAATCCTCGTTTTGGATTAGATGCCGCGGAGCTAGGAATTGTCGGAAGTAAAGAAAAAATGCTCGGTAAGTCAGAATCCCTTATAAAACAATACGAAGATGAATTGGCTAAGTTGCTTAAAGGTGATAAGCGCATAAATGCCGAATCTATTGTTAAGCAATTAGACAGAGCAAAAGAAGTTGCTGTGAAAGGCTTGAAAAATGAGGACGCTGTCGCCATTGAAACCGTAAAGCAAAATTTTATAAACCAGCTTCCCAAGAAACAGGTTCCCGTATCTGAGATTGACGAATTGGGGATGGCGATTAAAGGTGAAAAGACGGCTCCTGATTATCATGGAATGAACCTCGAGAAGGGGCAAGGACTTAAAAAGGCAATTTACTCAGAGACACCAGATTCTGCTTTTAATCGTTCCATGCAAGAAAACCCAGGCGCTACAGAAGCTAGAAGGCTTGTTGCTTCTGGTATCCGCAAAGAAATAGCTGGAGCGGAGCCAAAAGTAGCGCCAATTTTAAAGAAAGAATCGACGGCTATTACAGCAAAAAAGGCTCTTGAAAACGCTTTGGCTAACGAGCAGAAGAAAGTTCTTTTTTCAAAGTTAGGACATATGGGGGCAGGAGGAATAGCGTTGTCTGGTCATCCCATGGGCGCATTAGGAGTTTTAGCTGGAGATGCTTACTCTGAAGGAATGAGATCAGCCCCTATTATTACAGGAGCGGCATCTAACTTATTAAAAGCTAAAAGGTTTTTTGATCCAATAAACAAATTTGGAATCAAATATGGTCGACCTGTTGTAACGGGAACAACGGAAGGTGTAAGACGATTATTTGGAGGCTAATCTTTATAAGTTGTGAACCAACATCTCCAAATTGACCAAATAACAAAAACGATTATGAATAATATCCATTCCATGTTTTCACCTCCTTATGAAAAATAACTGCGACTGTATTATTCATTCTGGGGCAGATTTTCTACCGTTACTTGAAGCAAATCAGATAATCGAACTGCTTCATCGTTTAAAGATACGTATCGTTGTTTATAATCTTCACTCCATTGCAATAGTGCTTCCGGAATCTGATGATGAGGTTCAAATTTCACGCTGTAATTGCTCCCGCACTTCGAGCATTCGACTTCAAAAACCGAAACAGACTTTAGTGAAAACCATTCAAGAAAATCTATCGGAATCTGCTGAATGCAATTTTCACAATGAAATGAATAAACAATCGTCAAATGAAATCTCGCTGGATGTGATCGCATGACTCATTTAACGTCCATCCAGAATAATATCTATAGACTTTAATGATTAATATGAAAAATAAAAAACTTAAATTTTGTACAGAATGTCTTTCTTTGAGACTGAAATCTATATCATTTGATCGACCATGGCAAGACCAGACAGTCGAGAAGCTTCTAAATTTAGCTTGCTCACCTGTAAGAACAGGGAAGCAATCTTTTGCGATTCTTCTTCCTTTAGATTCAACCCATTATCAAATGAAATTTTGTAAGTGCGGTAACAGCATTCACATTGTTTGTAAAGGTGAGATATTTGAATCGGTTCTTGAGAATCAGAAGATTGAGGACGCAGATTTAAATCTTTCCCACAATCGCAAACAAAACGGTAACCAATTCCAACGAAAAAACCTAGTTGCTTCATGAATTTTCCCAGGTTATTTCAGTTTTTACAGAAAGGACATTGTATTTTAATGGACTCGTGTAATCGTATTCCTGGAGTTCGCCATGATCGAGTTCATAAGCAATCAAATGCTTAAAGACATGTCGAGGGACATCATCTTCATCGAGTGTAATAATATGAATGACTGGAAATTTAATAACTCGTCCGCAGTTATTGCGGATAACTCCGTGATAGTTAACGGCAGCGGTTTTTGAGTCTTCGTTAATAAATTTGTAATCGCTAGAAAGAAACTCAATGCAGGCAAATAGCGGACTAGAGAAAAGGAAAAGAAGGGCCGTAAAGACGCTTGTTTTCATGGGCAATAATCTACAATAGAAAATTGAGTTTGTGGATAATAAATGAAAATATAGCGTAAGTCATTTAGTACAAGTTATTTACCTCATTCGGCAATTTAGCCCAATCAGGCCATTTCGGAGAAGGTCCGGGATGGCCTTTTTACATTAAAGGAGACATATGGATATTACGGTGGAGCAAATAAAAGGCATTTTGGACGCAGATATTCAAAGACTTCAAAGCCAAAAAGAGGCTTTAGAGAAGGTTATTGCTGATTTAGCAGAAAAATGTAATGAGGCTTACGCGCATAGGCAAAGAACGGCTCAGGAGTGTGAGAGAGAAAGAATCGAGATCCAAAATGACCGCAAGAAATTGGAGCAACTTCGGTCCGAGATTCAAAGCGAAAGAAAGCTTTTAAATGACGAGAAATTTAATGTCACTTTTTTGAGAGATAGCTTCAACAAAGACAAAGAGGAATTTAGAAAAGAGCGCGTCATTTACAAAGAACGCGAAGAGAAGCTTTCGCTAAGTGAAAAAGAGAATTTGAAACAGGTTGAGTTTCTTAAAAAACGAGAGCTTGAGATAGAAGAAAAGTTAGATTCCTTAAAATTAATCGAGGCAAGACTTGTTAGGGACGCCTCCGATCTTCAATCAAAACAATCCGAATTTAATAATAAGAAGATAGAGCTAACTGCCAAAATTTCTGAGTTTAACCTTGAAAAAGAGAGGTTGGAAGATGAAAAAAATAAGCTCTCTAAAAAGTCCAATGACCTTGAAGCAGATAGACAGGTATTACAAGAGTCTATTCGATCCAAAGAAAATGAAGTTAAGGAAATCCTTTCATCCAGCCCTAGTCCACTGGATGCTTCAGGAAAAGAAAAACTGAAAAAAAAGAAATCCAATGTCTGAAAACGGAAACGTCAAAATTCCTAGATGGATTTTAACGATAATCATTTCTTCTGCCTTTGGAGTAACTTGGTATTTCATTACAAGTGCTAAAGCTGACATTGAGCAGGCTAATGCGTTAACGCAAAAGCATGAGGTTGTTATTCCGGAGATTCAAAGGCAGCTTGAGAACCAGGCCCAGACATTTGTTAAATTTCAGGAAAAATACGACCGGAACCAGGAAGAACTTCAAAGAGACTTAAAAATCATATTGAGGGCGGTTAAGTCATGAAATCCTGCTGCGAAAAAAACTCGATTCTACGGGAATGTATAGAGGCGATGTGTCAAAACCATGAAGAGGTTCTAGATTTTCTGATTAGCCTCAAAGCCCAAGATTTAGACATAGATCCTTTCACCCTCGACCTTATGATTGACCGGATGGAAGACATTGAGTACCGAAATGACCTGAAACTACCTGATAACTTCTACTGTGAATGCAATGAAAAGAAAAAATAAAAAATCTATTTTGAATAAAATTAAAAAAGCGCTGTCTGGTGTGGTTGATCATGCCGAGGTTTCTTTTAATAAGGACGGGGAAGTGATAGTCCGTTTCAAAAAGGATCTGTCATGAATGAGTCTAATGTTTTAGGAGTTAGCATCAGGGGATGGCTTGCGGTTGTGACGGTTTTAACTCTTTGTATTATGGCTTACCTTGGAAAGAAAGTGGACGAGCCTTTTTATACTATTGTTATCTCAATCGTGTCTTTTTATTTTGGCCAAAAGTCAAACGGTGATAAAAATGAGCCTAGCGGAAAAGTTTAGAAAATTAGGATATTTTTTTCCTACTTATGGAGTTTGTGGTGGCTCTCGTTTGGACTGTGCAATTAAGAGAGAGGAACTTGACCCTCTAGACCAGCTTTTTTTTGATCATGACAAAATAAAATATGCTCAAACTCCTGAAGAAAGAGAAGTCTTCGACCAGGTGCTAGTTGAAGGAATAAGGAATTTAAAAGAAGAAGATTTTAAGAAAATTCCAGTTTTTCAATGGAAGTGGCCATTTTTTAAACGCCGGTACGCTAAAAATTTCGCAAAGGCATGCGAAAAGATATTTGATTGAACCTCCAGGACTTACCTAGGTTAGCATGAGCGATTCACTATTTACTGTGCATCGTTTCGAGATCCCCATAAAGCATTTTAACGAAGACTATTATTTGTGCATATTTTCAGATGTTCACCGCTTCGCGCATAACTGCGATGTGGACAGGTGGAAAGGGTATTTAAACTACTGTAAAAAACTTCAGGAAGAAACTGGGAAGGTTTATTACTTAGGATTAGGAGACTACGACGATCTAGCCTCAACATCGGAAAGAGAGGCTTTTTATCACGCTAAATTACACGATACAACAATCAAGACCTTAGATGATTTGATGGCAAAAAGGACACTTGAGTTTATCGATGAAATCTCATTCATGAAAGATAGAGCGGTCGGTTTAATTGAAGGGAACCACTACTATCAATTTGACTCTGGGCAAACTTCAACGATGAAAATGTGTGATTCCCTAAGGTGTAAATATCTAGGTGGGGTTTCTGTTATCAGACTTATTTTCAGGTACGGAAAAAAGCATCTTGTCGGGGTTGATATTTACGCACATCATACAGCCGGTAAAAAAGCTGGTGGAGGCAGAAGAATAGGATCTTCATTAAATGCTCTTGAAGATATGACAGCAGTTTGGGACGCTGATGTATACTTGTGTTTGGATAAAACTACTCAAATCCTTACTTTAGATGGGTGGAAATCTATAGGTGAAATTAAAAAAGGCGACCCCGTATTTTCATATAAAGACGGATCAATATATGAAGATACCGCTACTGATGTCTATCAAAAACCGTATAAAGGTGAAATGATTCATATAAAAAATAGCAATGTCGATATGTTATTAACGCCAAACCACAGAGTTATTTATCGACTTAAAAATTGCAAAACAAAGAAAATGGGTTATTGGCTTAAAAAGGATGCTTCTGAATTTGTAAATTATCAATGTCAAGCACAGATCCCGTTAGCTGGAATAGTTGAGTCTGAATATCACTTGAGCGACGATGAAATAGCATTAACTGGATGGTTGATAGCGGAAGGCCATTTCAGAATTTATGATAAGCAGCGTGGCCAAGGAATTGATATTAATCAAAAATCTCATGAAAAGGTAGCTATTATTAAAAGTATTTTGGATAGGCTTGGATACGATTATTCGTCTTGGGTTAAATGCGATGGCCTTACGAGCTTTCATATTAGAAAAGCATCTGCTCGACTTGTTCTTAGATATGTTGATAAGAAGAATATCCCTGATTGGGTTTTTAAGTTAAGCAAGCGACAATTTGACATTTTCTTTAAAAATCTTGTTTTGGGGGATGGTTACGCAAGGTATCCCACGGCTGGAACATATTATTCAGGTGATGAATCATTAATAGACAGATTACAGTGGGCTTTGGCAATTCATGGTTATAGAACAAGGAAATATTTTAAAAAAGGCGGCTTTAAAAACGGCTGCTGGGTTATTGGATATTGCCAGCGATCAACAACCGATATCCCTTTTTCCAGAATAAGAGCTAGTAAAGCGCATTACAGCGGTGATGTCTGGTGTATTCATACAAAAAACGAAAGTCTAATTGCGCGTAGAAATGGGTATGTCTTTATTACTGGCAACTCAGGTCACGACCATAAATTTAATGCAGCTATGCCGTCTACCATGTATTTAGATTCAAGGATGAAAGTAAAGCAAAAGGAGAGACTTTTAGTAAGAACTGGGTCTTTTCAAAAAGGATGGGTGCCTGATACTAAAGGATATGTCCCTACTTTTAGCGGTCGGCCTAATTTCTTGGGGGCGCCTATTATAAGATTAAGACCAGTAAGGGAACGGCCTGATGCCAACCATGAATACACTTATGTAAAAATGTCTCTTTTGACAGGGGATTTCTTTTAACTATACCGCACGTTAAAACGTATTAAATAACCACCAAAACTGCACATTTTTCTGGATTCGCTGAAACTCATAACATTTATAAAGTGAACGATAATTATCTACCATTGATAGGTATCGACCTAATTTTTTGTAAATAGAGACTAGTATTTTCCCTGATATCCTACTAAGGTTTTCCCCTTACGATCAATAAACCCGTCATTTATTAGCCACAAACTATAGTTTTTAAGCTATAAAATCGCCGATGAATACAGAACTTATAAAAAAGTACGAGGCTTTCAGTCGGGATATTCGAGGTTTATCCGATAAAACAGTCAGAGAGTACGTCAGGACTCTTGAATACTTCTTACCTCATATTGATTTTCTAGCTGCTAAAAAACCTTCGGATATTGATGAGGTATTAGTCAAACTAGAGACCGATAACAACTGGCAGAGACAGTACACCTATAGGATGTCCAAGATTATTGTGACATTCTATAAGTGGGCTGTTGTTGAAGAGATCCTTCCTTTTAATCCCTATGTTTTTTCAAGGTTCAGAAAACCAAGACCTAAAGACCCTAAACATATCTCGCAAAAGGAATTTGATTTCATTATTACAGATAACCCGATCCTGAATCAGCAAGGGGAAGTTTTGATGAACCTTTTATGGGATACCGGGATTTGCCGGGAGGAAGCATCATTCTTAGACCGCCCAGACATTAGACTCGATAAAATGAACGTGGCCATAAGGCAGGAAACCTCGAAAGGGGAATACCGGCCCAGGATACTCCCGTTTACCGAGAAAACAGCCGTATTAATAGAACGTCAAATAAGGGTATCTGAGAAGCTAGCCAAAGGAGAGCATGTTTTTATGAATGAATCCAGATTAAGGCTCATGCCAAACGACATCACTAAGCTAGTCACCAAAATAGGCAAGATGAAAGGGATCGAGATAAGTCCCCATGCCTTAAGGCATTCCTTAGCTATCCGGATGCTTGAAGGCGGGGCAGACATCGGCTTTGTAAGTAAGTTCTTAGGGCATACAAACATCAATCAAACCATCCGCTATTTAAACCTCCTCGAAGGCTCAACCCGCGCACTATACGACCGCGCTTTAGGCCGACAACCCGCTGAAAGCCCTGTGGCAGTAGGGAGATTGGCCTAAGTAGTTTCTAAGTAAACAAAGTTTAAAAATAACCTTTACTTTTCCTAACGGATACCGTTATACTAATATCATCAGCGTAGGAGTAGTGATGAAGTCGAGTTGTGAGATTTGCAAAAAGAAGTATGAAAAGACGGTTCCTTGGAAGAAGTATTGTTCGGGGAAATGCCGTCAAGCTGCTTGGGCTTTAAGGCAGTTGAAAAAAGACTAAAATTGTTGTTGAAAGTAGTTTGAAAGGGAGTAAAATCCTGACATGCAAAAAACCAATCGGGCGGTTAAGATCAAATCCTTGCAAAAGTTTTCCGGCATGGGTTTTGTTTCCACAAAAGACTTTCGCCCGATTGTCTCCCATGTCGGAATCGTTACTCCCTCAAGGGCCTCTAACCGCTCTCTTTTTTTCTCTCTTAATCGGGTTTGACAGTAGGACGTCGCAGGTTCAAATCCTGCCGCCCCGATTGTAGTTAGAAAAAATTAGGAAATGTTAGAGGCCCACCAGGGCAATCCTGGTGGGCTTTTTTTATGGCTCATCTAGGTCAACCCTGGATGGGCCATTTTTTTTTGGCCCCTAAATCCAAAAGGGGGAATGAATGAAGTGTCAAACAAAACAGGAATCAAAGGGCTTATCGATGAAATCAAGATGCAATCCCAAATTGACCGAGCGCGGATTGCTCTCCTTATTACTGCCTACCAGGAAACGGGAGATCAATCTTACCTCAGTAAGCTCCTCGAATACGCATCCAGACAAAATAGCCTTTGGGACCAGGTTTCTAAGTCTCGTAATTTTTCTGCTGATGCTTTGGAACTCGTCGGGATTCGCTGAGATTGATCGGATGATGGCGATTAGGGCGATTGTTGGGGAAGCGGAGGGAGAGTCCTATGTTGGCAAGGTTGCGATTGCTGAAGCGATCCGTAACCGTGGAACGTTGAAGGGTGTATATGGCGTTAACTCTCTACGTCTGGCTAAGTCCCCTAAATGGGTATGGAAAGACGCTGAAAAGGCATGGCGAGAATCTGCTCATACGAATCTTGTTAATGGTGCGGATCACTGGGAATCCACTGATTTTAAAGTCCCATCTTGGGCCAAGAAGATGACTAAGACCGCAACGATTGGCAAGCATGTCTTTTACAGAGGTGGAAAATGAATCGCGGAGAACTCGCAAGAATCAAAATGTACCTAGAAGCGATAGCTGACATAAACCGGGTTGTAAAGCCAGACTTGGTTAAAGAGTGGAACGCCGTTTATGGGATTGTTTATCAAGAACTGAATGGCGTGAAATTGGTGAAGTCATGAAAACCGCCACTTTGCATATCCGAAGAACGCTCACAGCAAAAGTAAACGCTACGCAGGTTCAAGTTGTCGTGAAGTTCCCGAAGCAGTCCTTGGGCGTTATCGATATTCAACTAAAGACGCCTAACGGATTAAAAACCGTCAAGCAATTTGAATTATGGCTTGTTGATGGTGGCGACAAGGTTAAAGCCGAGGCGTTGTCATGAATAAATCCTTCTACTGCCTCGATTGCGAATGGGAAAACGAATTGGACGTACCGGAAGGATTCAAAGGGGATATTCATATCCAGTGCTCGAATTGCGGTAAGGAGTGGACAGAGAATCTTTTCGAGGATTACGGGGATTTTCTTTGTGACTTAATGGATGACCTTTACGAAGCTTGGAGAGGTGACTAATGGATGACGTGCTTTTTGAAATGATCCGGAGAAAGTTTCGCCACACGATGGCTGAAAAGTCTGCCGCTGAGATCCGGGCGATTCGTAAGGCTCTCTCTGAAGTGATGAAGATGAATCATATCCAAGTCTTGGCCCTTCTTTCGGATCTTGATCTTTTGGAGAGTTATAAAAATAAAGTTCATTCCACGGCTGAAGAGTGGGAACGGATTGAGGATAGTTTTTACAAGTCTTAAACAAAATTCCCAGGAGGAAAAAATGAAAACGCAAATAGAGGTTAAGAATAGTCCGGTTGAGTTGTCGCAGGATAATTCGCCGGCTGAAATGATCCGAGTTGCTGTAAGTCAAGGAGCTGATCTTGAAAAGTTAGCCAAGCTTCTGGATCTTCAAGAGCGGTGGGAAGCGAATGAGGCTCGCAAGGCCTACCATAAGGCAATGGCTGCGTTTAAAGCTACCCCCCCTAGAATTGAGAAAGATAAGCATGTTTCTTTCGGAGCTGGAAAAACCTCTTATAACCATGCGTCATTGGCGAATGTGTGCGACAAGATTAATGCTGCGTTAAGCAAATATGGTTTATCCGCATCTTGGCGTACTCAGCAAAACGGACACATTTCCGTGACTTGCAGAATTACTCACGAAATGGGGCATTATGAAGAGACAACCCTTTCTGCTCCTGCTGATACATCTGGATCTAAAAATTCGATTCAGGCCATTGGTAGTACGAATACCTACCTTCAGAGATATACACTCCTATCCTTAACCGGATTAGCGACTGATGACCAAGATGATGACGCTAAATCGGTTGATGTTGAATACATAACTGAGGCTCAAGCCTCAACATTAGCTGATTACATTATGTCTACTGGAGCTAATGAAGAGAAGTTTCTCAAATGGTTAGGAGTTGAGTCTTTGGAAGTGATCCCAAAAAGTCTTTATCAAAAGGCCTTAACCGCACTTCAGGCTAAGGAGAAAAAGAAATGATTATTCTCGATTGCGAACAACTTAGCGAGGAGTGGCGAGCTGCTAGAGGAGGAATCCCCACAGCCTCCTGTTTTGACAAGATCATAACTACGAAGGGCGAGCCTTCAAAACAAGCGGAGAAATACCTTAATCAGCTTGCTGGGGAGAGGGTTTCTGGAACTACGGAAGAAGGCTTTAAAAGTGCGTACATGAACAGAGGGAACGAGGTGGAGGCCGAAGCTAGAGAATTTTACGAGCTAATCACTGACTCGGTTGTTCAAAAAGTCGGAATTTGTTACGCGAACGAAGATAAAAAATACTCATGCAGTCCGGATGGTCTTGTTGGTGAAGACGGTGGAATCCAGATCAAATGCCCTAGCATGGCGGTTCATGTTGGTTATTTGCGAGACAACAAACTTCCTATGGATTATTTCCAGCAAGTCCAGGGCGAGCTTTTTGTCACGGGTCGGAAGTGGTGGGATTTTATTTCTTACTATCCGGGTATTAAACCTTTGATTGTTCGGGTTGAAAGGGATGAGAAATTTATCAAAGCTTTGGAAATTGAGCTTGAAGTTTTTTGCAAGCAATTAGAGGAAGTTGTAGAAAGGATTAAATAATGGAAAACCAATTAGAAGTCATTGTCAAAGAAAGTCAACTTGAACCTTCAAAAGCTCAGTACATTTTAGAGAATTTCAAAGACTATTTTGCTATTGCAGCAGAGTGGGAGGCTAAGGCTAAAACTCTTGTGGTTAGCAGACCCGATCAAACGGCAGAAATGCAGATGGCGAGGACTGGGAGATTGTTTTTACGAGAAAAGCGCATTGCTGTTGAGAGCTCGCGCAAGAAGCTTAAAGAACAATCTTTAAGGGAGGGGAAGGCTATTGATGGAATCGCCAATGTCCTAAAGGCGTTGATTGTTCCCATTGAAGAGTACCTAGATAAGCAGGAGCGTTTTGTAGAGATTGAGCAAGAAAAGAAAGAAGCGTCTATCCGTCTTGAGATTGAAAAACGCATGGAAGAAGAGCGAATAGCCAAGGAAAGGGCTGAAGCTGAGGAGCAGGAGCGTATCAGATTAGAAAACGAACGTCTTAAAAAAGAAGCTGCGGAGCAAGCGTTAAAGGCCGCTGAAGAACGCAAAAAACAGGAAGCTTTATTAGCCGCTGAACGTGCTAAAGCGGAAGAAGAGCGAAAGAAGCAAGAATCTATCCTCGCTAAAGAACGCGAGAGGGCAAATGCTGAAAAGGCTAAAGCTGAATCTGAAAAACGTGCCTTGGAAGAAAAAGCCCGTAAAGAAAAAGAAGATCAAGCAAAAAAGATTGCGGAGGAAAGAGCCAAAGCGGAAGAAGCAAAGCGAAAAGCTGAAGAGTTAGCCAGAAAGAAGCTAGACGCTGAACGTAAGGAAAAAGAACGCCTTGCGGAGCTACTTAAAAATCAAGTTGAGTGTCCTTCTTGTCATCACAAATTCCAACTTGAAAGGAAAAAGAATGAAATATCTATGTGTGCCTGAAAAATACGAATCTAATGGGGAAGAAAAGGTTTCGTGGAAGCGGATTGGCGAGACCTTTGTCGGAAAAAACGGTAAGCAATACGTCAAGCTTTACCACATGCCAGGAACCTTGATTCATGTTTATGAGGAAAAGAAACAAGAGTCGAAACAAGCCAAGTATGACGAATTTGGCGCAGATAACGATGTTAATTTCTAATGCCTAGAGTTAAAGCTAAAGTCCTCGCCACGAAGATTGATAACGGCCAAATGCTGGCGAAATTACAGTTTAATGGCTCCCTGCCAAGATCTGGAGAAATACTGACGGTCAAGTGGGGAAGCACCAGAACCCTGCCTCAAAACTCACTTTATTGGGTTTATTTGAACTGGCTTATTAATGACGCCGGTCTAAAAGATCATGGGCATTTCTTCGCTGAAGAACTTCATCAAAACCTAAAGAAGCATATTTTACCAAAAGATAAGCACGAAAGTATCGAGCAAGTGACAACGACGGATTTAACGAAGTCGGAATTTACTGACTACTTCGAGAAGGTTGACGCTTTCGTAAGAGAATTTTTTGAGATTGATACGACTCCTTTTTGGGATGAACACCGGGCAAATTACGGCGCAGCATGATCCAAGAAACCTCCACCCAATCCTATTACGAAGAAAAGCGCAAGGGCCTGTCTGAACGGCATAATGAAATATTAAAGGCTCTTGAGAAGAATCCGCAAGGACTGACGGACTATGAACTTGCGGTATTTCTTGGAAAACGTGATCCAAATTATGTCAGGCCCCGCAGGTTTGAGCTTTCCTCAGTTGAGTACGGATTAAAAGTTGAGCCATGTCCAGAGAAAAGGACTTGCCGGATCACCGGAAAGAAAGCGATTGCTTGGAGGATAAGAACGGAACCTTTAAAACAGCTTGATTTGCCTTTGGCTTCATAAAAAAAATTTGTCCCTAATAAAAACATAGGGAATCCCCCGAAGTAAGAAGTAGGAAAAATCTTAGGAAAGGACGGAATGAAGAAGTTAGAAGATTATCTTTATTACGAAGAAAAAGACCCCAATTTAAAAATTTATTTAGGTGACTGCCTTGAAATCATGCCTTTACTACAAGATAAAAGCATAGACATGATATGGACCGACCCACCTTACGGACACTCAAACCATGATGGCGATTTAAACGCTCGTTTAAATGATCATCGCGGAATAGAAAACAAGCCAATAGCTAACGATTCTCAAGAAGAGTTTCGTCGTGTAATTGATGGCTCTATGCGTGAAGCAGTAAGGCTATTAAAAGATGACTGCTGCTGCTGCTGCTGCTGCTGCTGCTGCGGCGGCGGCGGACCTTCTCCGACATTCGCTTGGGTTGCTAACCGTTTAGATTCAGATGGGCTTGAATTTTTTCATTCCGTTATATGGGACAAGGTTAATCCTGGGCTTGGGTGGAGATACCGAAGGCAGCATGAAATGATTATGGTGGCAAAAAAACGAGGCTCTAATCTTCTTTGGGCTAATAAAGATTTTGCTACAGCGAATATTATTTCAATTTTTCCTGATAAAAAGCGAGTTCATCCGAACGAAAAACCGCTCTCTCTTGTAAAGAAATTTATTAGTTGGCACAGCAATCAAGGCCATCTTGTTTTTGACCCATTCCTCGGCTCAGGCACGACTTTAGTGGCTTGTAAAGAATTAAACCGCAACGGAATAGGAATAGAGATTAACGAGAAATATTGTGAAATCGCAAAAAAGAGGCTTAAGGCAACGTGCAAACCATTATTTACCGATGTAAGTGGTGCAAAAAAAGATTTACAGACCGAGATGATGCTAGGCGGCACGCCGTTAGATGCGGCCTAGATTTTGAAATAACAGAAAGTACCCCCAATGGCTAAGAGATTCACTGATACCGAAAAGTGGAAGAAGGCTTTTTATAAAAAGTTGACGCCGGCCTATAAATGCTTTTGGAACTTTATCACTGACGACTGCGACCATAACGGCGTGTGGGAAGTGGAAGACGAACAAATTTTAGCCATTAGGATCGGAGAAAAGATAAACCTCGATTCTGCGCTAGCAGCCTTCAATGAGGATGAGAAGAGAATCCATATTTTCGACGCTGGCCGCAAGTGGTTCATCATCCCTTTTGTAACCTTCCAATACGGTAATTTAAACCCTAAAAACCGACTTCACGAGGCTGTAAGGGCTTACCTTGACGCAAAAGGATTGTTAGCTTTGACGCCCGTTAGAGGCCCGTTAAGTGACCCGTTAGAACGGGTCAAGGAAAAGGATAAGGACAAGGAAAAGGTAAAAGAAACGGTAAAGAAAGAAGATTTTAACCAGCTTGAAGCGTTTGAAACTGTCTGGAACGAGTACCCCGTCAGAGGCCGCCTGAAAAGGTCTGCGTCACTTCGGCTATGGTGTGAAATTGCAGTAAACCGCGATATCGTTTCGCGTGTGCAGAAATCCATCAAAAACTACGCCGAACACCTCAAGGCAAACGACTGGAAACTGCCCCAGGAATTTCCAAACTGGCTAGAGGCTTGGCCGGATTGGGAAAACTACAAAGAGCCTGAAAAACCAGGCTTTGAAAAACGGGAAAAAAAACCGAACCCGGATTGTTCCACGTGCAACGGGACCGGGAAGCTCCCGGACGGCCGCGGGAAATGCTGGTGTTGGTCATGAAATCCATCCAATGCCGTGAGTGTGGAAGAAACAAGTTTGATGGACCTTTTTGTGAGTATTGCAATGTCTATAGCTACGAAATGGCTGACAAACTGAAGAGAGAAGAGTACGAAAGGAGCAAGAAAAAGTGAAGAAGTACCGGATCTTAGAAAAAACATGGCAGAACAAAACAGCCTGGAAGTTGGTAAACGAAAATTGGACTCTTTGCCATGAGATCGTTGATTTAAGAGACGGTCATGTTTGTCAAATACCCGGATGCGGAGAAACAGAAAATTTAGACCTTGACCATGTGATCAGCCGAGGATGCAAAATCACATTTTTAGATACAGATATTTTAGGCTACTTATGCAAAACACATCACTCACATAAAAGTAAAAGAAAAGGCCAGTGGGTTGATTTAATGGTGCAGCAGATATGCCGAAGGCGCATTGGTGATGACCGATATGAGGATTATATTTTTAAATCTAAACAATGCTGCGGAAGTTTTCGATCAGTAGTTTTTCAAGAGCAACAGAACATGAAATTAAAAGAGGAATTAGCGGAGCTATTAGGTAATCGTGAGGAAAACAAAGGTGTTACGCATGAGAAACGCTGATGGTCACTTCATCGACCGCAGAAAATTAGTAGACGACAAATCCCTAGCCCCCTGGTGGGAAGCAGGGTTAACAGAGGAAGATAGGAAGCAACTGGAGCTTAAAGATAAACCAAAGGAGATCAAAACATGTTAATAACAATCATTTTAGGTTTAATCGGGTTATTGGTTTTAGTGATTATTTTTATGGGGATTAGAATCGTAAGGCCAACTGAAAATGGAGTGATTGAAACTCTTGGGAAGTTTACCCGTATGGCTGGTCCTGGTTTGAACATCATTATTCCGTTTATTGAAAATTTGATCACTCTAGAGATTACTGAAAAAATGGTGGATGTTGAACCTCAAAAAGTAATTACGAAAGACAATCTGAATGCTGAAGTTGACGCCTTGGTTTATTACAAGGTAAAAGACTCAAAAAACGCACTTTACAACATTGATGATCACGAAGCGCAGCTTGTAGCGCTTGCGAGGACAACTTTGCGCTCAGTTCTTGGGCAGATGACATTAACTGAGGCTAATGAGAAGCGCTCAGAAATCAACCATAGGGTTGAAGAAATTTTAGATAAAGAAACCGCCAGTTATGGGGTTGACGTTTTGCGTGTCGAAATTCAGAGAATCGACCCTCCGCAAGATGTTCAGGCATCGATGAATAATATTATTAAAGCAGAACAGCAAAAGATTGCAGCAAAGAATTTGGCTGAAGCGGCTGAAACTGAAGCTGACGGCGTAAGGCGAGCTGAAATCAAAAAAGCTGAAGGATATAAACAAGCAGCGATTTTAAAGGCTCAAGGCGAAGCAGAAGCTATTCAGCTTGTAAACGAGGCTGCTGATAAGTTTTTTAAAGGCAATGCGATCGAATTAAAGAAACTTGAGACCGCCGAAAGATCAATGGCATCAAATTCAAAGATAGTTATGTCTTCCGATTTGATCGATAGAGTTTCAAGAATCGGAAATGGTATTTTGGAAAAGATTTAATTTGTAAGCAACCCCAATAGCGATATGAAAGTAAGAATCGAGCGACCTTCAAGTGGTGAGCTAAGATACTGGAAAGTTCTGGTAGATGAAGTTATTTATGCGCTGTGTCCTTCACAATTTACAGCAGAAAAAACAGCTCGGGCTTTTGCGATTTACATTGAGCATTTAGAGCTTTACAACAAAGTGAGTCAATAGCCGAGGGAGTGGGTAATGAGCTTCGAGCTTGAATTTGATAAGCCAGTACCAGAATTAAAGAGTCGGTTTAAGAAAGTAAATCCGATGGTCATTAAGTATGGGCCCGGCCCGGAAGATAAGCGGTGCAAGCACTGTGAATATTCCGAATGGCATCAGCATGGGGCGAAGGTTTATGTCAAATGCAAGTTAAGAGGAATTACAAGAGGTGCGGGAACGGATCATTTGGCTAATTGGGAAACCTGTAGCCGTTTCCGTGAGGAATCAGCGGTCAGCAGCAAGTAAAACTTTGATGGTCACGGAATAAATAAAAAGGAGATTGGGTATATGGGAATGCAAGAGTTTAGAGATGGAAGTTTTGGAGAACCAAGACCGGATTTTAAGGAACTTCTAGAGAAAGCCAACGATGAAAGCGTGAAGGGTACGCACTTCGGAATGATGGATAAACTGCATGAGTTAAAGGCTAAAGTAGAAGCAGGTCAGGTTAATCAGGATGATTTTAAGAATCAGCAGATGAACCGAATTGAAGCAATGCTTACGGCTCTAATCCTGCATTTTAACGTTCCTTATTCTGGAATATTAACAATGCCAAATACCAGTCACCCACCCCAAGGATAGGGAGTTATGAGACATTATTTGAAAATTTGGCCGCAGAACTTATTTCCAATTCTTGAAGGCAAGAAAACTTGTGAAGTTCGTCTGAATGATCGTGATTATAAAGTTGGAGATGTTT